GTAAGGATATTTATTATCAGGAAATTTAAAATTACGAACAGCAACATTACTTGATTGTTGTTTCTTTTTTTTGTAGCATTTTTTGTTGACTTTGTCCAACCATTACAAGTACTATTGATATGATTATAGACAACACTATCAATAAAACATGACTTAGGCTTAGCTGACGCTCTTTTTCTTGATCATATGGTCTGTTCATTTTTTTAAACTCCATCTTCTCAGATTCGATTTAATAAATTTATCTTTATCCCTAGCGCCCTGAGCGCCTTTGACAGCGCCGGGGGCCGTATCCTTGCTAGCGGTCGCTGCCCGTTTTTAAATCCACATCAGGAATTATCACTTGGGGACGAAACAATACCTTATACCTGTATTTGTCAACGTCTGCCGATTCAAGCTGTTCCACAAAATAAGACACGTTATCCGATAATCCGAGAAAGTGTTTCTTATATGCATCCTCGCCAGTTTTAACAGTTACTTCAAGCTGATTCCCGTCATCGAAAATAGACGCTCGGCCTTCAATGGAAAGCAGATACGTGTCAGTGATTCCGTTAAAAAACACTATGCGGCGGTTTATTTTGAACTCATCAGCATCCATTGACAAGTTCGCCGATGTTACGTCCGCCTCAGTTTCACAACCAGTCACTAGCGCCAAACCCGCCAACAGCAAACAAGCTAATAATCCAAGTTTTAACTTCATTTCAGCGCCCCCTCTTCAACATCGCCGCGCCGGGAAAAATCAATACCGTCGCAGATAACACCCCAAGCGTGCTTGCAAAAACCATCTTCACAATTCCCATTGCAATGCTTACCGACTGAAAGTCGTTCTTTATGCCGTCGATAATTTGTACGATGCCGCCGAAAAACATAAGGTATGCTCCTATGTATAGTCCCCCGACCACCCCCGCCACAACCATTATTACGCCCATTGCATATTTCGCGTGATTCATTTGACCTCTTTCCCTTATCCTCCTACCGACTAAGTGCCGGATTTTTCCATACAATCGTCCCACTCATCACAATCATCGCATTCCTCATGATCTTCAAAATCATCTCCAAAAACATGACCATGCGGACATTCTTTCTCCTTTTTATTTTTTTGTCGAGCGGATTTTTTTTCTGCTTTTTCTTTTTGCGGCGCGGACTCTTCTAAATCTTCCGCGTCTTCTAAATCTTCCGCGTTCTCTTTTTTTGTTGATTTCTCATTGCTTCTTTTTTTATTAGATGCTTCGGCCTCATCATCGTCCCCGATATCATCAGCATCGCCTTCTTGGTCTATTCCTCCAAAAAACAATGCTTCTACCGCTTTATAAGACGGCACAATTAAAACATCATCTAAAGAAGGAATTTCATCTAATATTGATTCGTCGTATGCTTTTTTTCGTTCGATGAAATCAATGCGGCTTGTTTCCGCGTACTTATTTGAGCCAAAACTTTCCTCACTGAACCGAAGACGAAGAGTGAACCCATCTTCCAAATCAGGAAAAGTCTCATGTTCTTCGGATTCTTGAATCTCCTCATTTAATTTGTTCTGAAATAGGTATTGAGAAATATCCCAAATATGAGGAGATTCGGCATAATCTTTATGCCCTTTAGGAATCACTACATATAGATTACGCAGAGACGCACGTAACGCTTTTACGGAATCATCATTCCAATCTGCCCCATCTTGTAATAACTGCTTTCGATATTCGCATATAGGGCATGGTTTATTATCACTTGCCGGACACACGATAGATCCATTATCTGCGCCAATACCTCTATGCTTCCAATAAGGGCGCTTGTACCATAGTTCTCCAGGAACTGCTACTTCATATTCGTCATCTCTATCAGGATGCGTCTTTGAAGTGATTTCATATGGCATGATATCTAATGATACTCTTGTTTTTGCGTCTTCTTTAAATACACTAATTCCATTAGGCAAATTTAAATGCCCATACGAAGACCCTCTTGCCTGTTTGGCCGCGTTCCTACTCACGCCGCCCTTAAATTTTCTTTTTCTTTTTGCCACGATTAGTTTTCTCCTTTATTTTTCTTAAACATCAGCCTCATTGCTAATACTTTTCCAATATATGAAAACGCAGAAATAATTATTGTTAAAAATGATACTCCAGCACTCACCGCCCCTATTATTATTAGTATTTGAAACATTGAAATTTCTATACTATTCATTAGTCCTCGTGGTGTCCTGTTCTCCGACGTGCGATTTTGACTTTTTTATTCTTATCTTTTCTTTCTTGTTCTTTTGCCCATTCTCCAGACAGGTCTCTCGGGGCTTGTGGGCCAGCAAAATAAGATTGTCCTAAAAGCTTGACTAAATTTTCTAAAGCGGTCTTTTTTTGGTCGATTGCCCGAACAGCGGCAAGGGCGATATCATTTTCGTATTTCGCTTCACCATAAACTTTCGCAAGTTCCTGATAGTCTTCTTGCAATAATATAGTACTTTGAATCGCGCCTTCAGTAACTTTCGCTAATCCGTATTGGTCTGGAACATTTCGTATGAGCATTTCAATTTTAGCTTTTCCTGTATCTAAGCATTCCTTAGCATCATCCATATCTCGTTTAGTGTCAGCAGCGTGACTAGCATATTTATGCATTAATTCTGCTTGTCGTACCCATTCAATATCCAATGAGCTTGGATCAATGTTTATGTCGTTTTCATAATCTAAATTATTCATTTTTTCCTCCATTTATTATTATACAAACCAACATCGTTTAAATTAGAATTATTCTGAAAATTTTGCAGAATAACACGCTAGCACCAATCCAGAAAATCCTGAATTAAACAAAGGCTCGATAAATTCTTCCATTATTGCCGCAATTCCATCATTCTGACTCCCATTATTTAACAATACGGATTGGCAATATCCTAATACCGCTCTTCTGATTTGTTCCGGGTCTTCGTTTTTTAATCCTTTCAAAATATCAGAAATCTTTTTCCAAGAATCTCCATTGACCAATGCCCGACACAATTCAATTGTTTTAGATTGTGTTTCTGCGGTTCTTTTCGACACCTCCAATCTTTTGTCTTCTCCTACCGCTAATACTTGAGATAATATTTGTAAAGCATTTCGCGAATGCCCCATACTGTCTTGAATGATTTGGTCGTACACTTCTTTAGTTATTATTTCATTTTCAGATTTTGCTATTCGATGCAACAATCGTTTCATATCTCGATCAGTCAATGGTTCGACTTTAAACTGTGCGCAACGACCTCTAATAGTAGGTAATAATTTTTGTGGGTCAGTAGTGCAAAGAATATAATACACATGCTTAGGCGTGTCCTCTAGTGATTTTAGTAGTGCATTTTGGGCATCTCTGCCAAGTCCGTGAGTCTCATCCATGATCCAAACTCGACAAGAACTCTCTAATGGCATATAGGCACTCTGCTTACGAATATCACGAATGGTATCAATCCCTCTAAAATCGGAAGCGTCAATTTCTCGTAAATCAGCCCCTTTAGCACCGAGTTCTTTTGCAATAATTCTACCAATAGTTGTTTTCCCGCACCCTGTTTCTCCATGCATTAATATTGCTCTTGGCATAGGGGCGTCCCCATGTAACTGATTTTTCAACGCTTCTACAAGCTCCGTATTTCCCATAATTTCATCTAGCGATTGTGGGCGATATTTTAAATACAATACTTCTTCATTTTTCATTATTTCCTCTTTTCGTAATTTTTCTTATTTTCTGGGCATCGGGACAACGAAATAAATAAAGCGGACAATCAGGAATTTGGCAAAGTTTTACCTCCTGTCGGCTTCCCCCATTACATTCGATACAATGTTTGTGTATCGCGATTTTAAGTACGCGCTCTAAACCCATGGCTTATCCCCTTCATAAACTTCTATTTCAATCTCTAAAGGAATTACAATCCATTTAAAGAATTTAGGCAGTTCTTCTTTTACGATTTTTTGAATTGTTGTTTCGATGCGCACGAGTTCATTGGGATTTACGTCCATGAGAATCGAATCGTGTATTTGTCCAATTAATTTTGAATCCCATGATTCTTTTCTCATAATTTCATCCAATTTAATAAAAGTATATAGCAGGCAATGAAATGCAGTTCCTTGAATAGGATAATTTATAATTTCATTTTTTCGCAATGTCCCAGAACAAACAAAACCTGATAACATTTTAAGATAACCTAACTCTCTATATTTTTTCACCCATGCTTTTCTCCATGCTGCATATCCCTTGAAACGCCTAGTCCAAAAATCATTTTCGACATCCTTCATATGCTCAACAAAATGCGTAAATGATTTTATTCCATGCTGTATCAAATGATCTGATATGTATTTATCTTCTGATAATTTAATGCCGGTACCAAGACGCCATTTTGTTTGGGGTAATTTTATCCATTCAGCGATTCCTTTAGCATTATTTTCATAGTAATCCCCATAAAATTGAGGAAATACAAAGCCGTTCTTTGCAGCTTGTCTAAGGATACTATGAGAAGGCGTATTTTTATCTAAAGAGTCAAATATAAATATTTGTTTAGCCATATCTAAATGCATATCTGAGTTTTCATCTTTAAGATAGCTGAGCATAACCGGGTCTTTGTGGTATTGGCAACTAATATTTACTTCAATAGCGGAAAAATCTGCTTCTAATAATTGATGTTCGGGACGCGGGAATAATGCGCCGCGACAAATTTTAAGCGCCTCTTTATCTCTCTTGGGAATATTCTGGAAGTTGGGACTGGACGATGAAGAACGATACGTACGAGCAAGATGTAAATGAAAAAACGGATGAATATAGCCGCCCACCTCTTCCCGAAGAAACGCTTCTAAATACGTATCTCGTATTTTAGCTAATTTGCGCATTTGTAAAATAAGTTTTAATTCGGGAATGTCAATATGACTTAACGCGTCTTCGTCTGTCGCCCCCATATTTCCCTTATTCGTTAATTTAGGAGGAGTGACTTTCATTATTTTGTACAAAATATTGGATAATTGATGGTTGCTATAAATATTTGTTTTTGATCCATAAATATGATTCCATCTTCGATAAAACTTAGTGCCCTCTATTTGTTTTTGTAAATGATCTATTCTACGAGTAATGTGCTGTTTTTTCTTTTCACAATATTCGGTATCAATCCTAATGCCTTGTTGCTCAGCTCTAGCAAGCGCAAGAATACCATCATGGACTAATTGATACGCGTCTTTTGTGGATGCTTTGATTTTCAATTTCTATTAATCCTCTTGTTCAGCAATACAACCTCTTAAATATATTGCCAAGTCCAACGCTTCTTCATATGCGTCCTGAAGCATGTTGCGGCCATTGAACGGCTGTAGTGCCGTTCCGTAGCGTTTAATTCCGATATCCCGACGTTCATTCTTAATCGGCATTGGCTGATCTTCGGGACGGTTTTTAGCTTTTTTCGACTCGTTCAATTTTGGGAAACACCTCCAAATCATCAAACGCGTTTGGGGCATGCTTCATTAAAACATCATAGATAGTCGCCGCAATCGGCCTGATTTGCGGATGAGCATGGGGGGAACTTCTAAGAGCAATAAAATGCCGCCACTCCCTAAAATTCGCAGTCATAACAATCTCTGTTTTGAGACAATTCGGAAGAACAGCGCGTGCTATCTGCGGGGAAATTCCTGACGCAAGAAGACCAAAATAGTTTGCTTCTGCTACACTACACGCCGTTTCCCACACCCCAAATGCTCGTTCATTTTCCAACTCCGGCGGTTGGATAAACGCACACTCATTCCCAAATTTATCTTTGCTGTAATTACAGTACCTAGTAGACTCCTGCGCATACGACGCCAAGCGATGGCGTACAATTTCATGCGTGATTCCGCGATCTGTGATAATACGAAAAGACGCAGATGCATGTTCAATCATAGCATGGTGTCCTGAATGTACTATTCGTTTAACAAATTCGCCCGCCGACTTCTCGGTTATCCGATCCTCGCTTTTGTAACAAGTGCGTCCCGCAGTCTCAATCATTTGTTCCGCATTTGGCGTAACCCAAAGTAACTTTATGGATGGTTTAACTATTCTCAATTTGGTTTTCCCTTTCGTATTTTTCAATCACGGCCTGAGAAACTATTTCTCTACGGCTCACGTCTCTAGAATATTTAGCGGCTAGTTTTTCCAATGCGCTAGTTGCTTCTGTTGTCAATTTGACAAGTTTTTCGGACTCCCCAATCGTCCCTTGTGCTTTTTTCTGTTTCATTATTAGACACCTCCTTATGTAGTAATGTTTTAAATTTTACCAAAAAATCTAATTCGATTTTTTTCGGACAGCATTGTTCTATTTTTATTCCAGCGCCTATAACAAATAATATTTCAGGATCGACCGAATCCGCAAACGGCATAAGATGATTCATTTCTGTTTCTAGCATTATTTTATCTATTTCTTTGATCACAAGATATTCAGATGGAGATGGCGGGACGATATTAAAAGCTTCATATATTACTCGCATAATACTATCTTCTATTCTTGCAAATTCAGGAATAAGAGGCTTAATAGGAGCAGGAATATCAGAAACATACGCCTCTGCGGCATCGTGTAACAGACATAATAATTGAAGTCGATTAGAATGTTTTTTAGCCGCATATTCAGCGCAATTCAAAGAGTGTTGCGCAACAGAAAAGAAATACTCACATTGTCCATTATATCGGCAGGTATTACTTAATCCGTGAACGATGTCCCTGATATCGATATCTTCTATTTTTGGATTTGCTGGATAAAATCGGAGACCTGTAAATGTCCTAATCCATGGATTTTTCATATCTATTCCTTTATAAGATCAAAACAATTTTTGAATATTTTGTTTAACAATCGTTGCTTGCTCTATATTATATTTTGCTTGTCTAAAATATGATTCTTTTAACTCTATCCCGATGGCCTTGCGATTCATCCTAACCGCGCTGTAAGCCTCTGACCCCACTCCCATGAATGGTGTTAGTACATTTTCTTTTTCATTCGACCAAAGGGTTATTATGCGTTCTATAACATCTAATTGTAATGGGTGTACGTGTTTTTCGTCCCCTTCTTCTCGTGTTTCTTTAAAAGGCAAAACGCGGGACAGCCTAATGTCATCCCAAAAGGCCGAAGCATATTGTCTCCATATCCAATGAGAAAAACGATTTTCTATCTGATTTCCTTTATGTCCACGATATTTTAATACATCAGCAGGCGGAGTACGTTCCCCAGCATAATCTAATAATCCTATTGGGTGTTCTATGGGCACTGGGCTTGTTCCACGTTTTCTAAACACAAGCAAGTAATCAGCCGCCGCATTAGAACACCGGGAAGAATCTTCTACTATTGTTTTATGCATTAGGCCTTTCGCCATTGTTCTATTTCGAACTCCCAGCGGCTCTTTCCAGATACTATACCGAGCTATGTATCTAAAACCTATTTTCTCGTGAAGTCTAATTATATCGCCGGGAAAATCTATTAAATAACCCGCTCCAGTATTTCCGCTAGGAATATCCATACAGTGTACCGCCGTCATTCTCCCAGGCATGGTCAATCTGAACAGCTCTTTTACCACATAATCATAGTGGTCAAAAAACTCATCATAATCTTTACAATTAGATAAATCACGTTCGTTGGATGAATAATGATACATGCCGCAAAAAGGAGGCGAGTAAACAGATAAATGAATAGAATTATCAGGAAAAGTCGGCATCACTTCTAAGCAATCGGAATTGTAAATAGCATACTTTTCTTTTATGACTTGATTTTTAGCCATTCAGGAACCTCCACATTGTTACCTTCGTTTTTTTCTTTTTTAATATTTAAAACATTATTCATTTGCGCAATTAAATTATCGAACATTTGGTCGGCTTGTTTTGCTTTTCTTTGCAAGTTTGCCAGTATCGCCTTGCCGCCTTCTGTTGTTACGATATCAACCTTTACAGAGTTTTTTTGTCCAAATCGCCAGCAACGCCTAACTCCTTGATAATACTGCTCAAATGAATGACTTGGGAAATAGGTTATATGAGAACAATGCTGGAAATTTAGCCCCCACGCTCCTATTTTTGGCTTTGTTACTAATACCCGCGTGTTTCCATTTATGAAATCTAAAAACTTTGATTCCTTTTTTTCATCTGTGTCGCTTCCACTAATTTGGACAGCATCGGGAATTATGTTTTTCAGTAAATCGCCCTCGGCGTTTAAATGGCACCAAACTAAAACGGGCTTGCCTGTTTTTACGAGCTCAGAAACCATTTCGCACCGCTCATTAATTGAGCGCCTATTTTCTTCTCTTTGCTCAAATAAATTTAGAGCGGGCAAAGCAAACAATCGGCCATCTTGAACAGAATTAACTTTTACATCGTGAATATGCTCAACTAATGGGGGTAATATAAAATCAGTATCATCAAAACCTAAATCAGACGGTTTTCTAACCGCTCTAGCCCAGGAACAAACCCAGCGCCAAAAAGGATCCTCGGCATGGCCTTTTAATCGCCATTTAACTTGTTCCCCGTAATGTCGTCCGATTTTAGAATTGTTGTTATCGTTTTTAAAAAATCTATTAAGCATATCTACGCATCCGAGATTCCCCAACGCTTCGCTACTAGTCCCAAGCTCATTAAAATCATTTGGCGCTGCCGTTGCGGTACACAACAACCGATACGGAATTTTTCTCATAAAGTCCGTTATCTCGGCTTTTCGTGTACCATCAAAATTTTTTAATATGCTCGATTCATCGCACGCCACGCCTATAAAATCATTCGGATTAAAGTAGTGTAAACGCTCGTAATTAGTAACGGTAATTCCTTTTTTTATTTTTCCCTCCCTTGAGTGATTAACTTTTATCCCAAACTTTTCCCCTTCTCTAATTGTCTGCGTCGATACCGCCAGAGGCGTTAAAATCAGAACATTTTTATTCTCTTTTTCAACTATATTTTGCGCCCAAACTAATTGCATAATTGTTTTTCCTAAACCACAATCAGCAAATAGAGCGCCTCGTCCTTTTCGCAAAGACCACTCAACTAACGCCTTTTGAAAATCTATTAAGTAATCAGGCAAAAATATAGGACTAAATCCATAATTAATACCTAATTGTGTTTTTCTATTAATAAACTCTTGATAATCATTCATTTAATTCATCCCTAATTGTCGCATTTGCTTTACCGCTAACCGATATTCAAGCAAACTGTCCATGCCGTTATATATGAATAGTTTTTTCAAGGCGTCTTTATTTCTAGTCAGTTCCATAATTCTATTAGGAGTATTTGAATCAGGGCTTTTTAAATAAGAATTCACGTAATCTTCGTACCCCAATATTCCAAATTGGACATACGCTTGAAATTTTAGACCAGTGATTTTCGGTCGATTATCTAAAATATGGGCGGCTAACATAGTATCGAACGACCAAGGAAAAACTTCGATACCATGCAATATCTTCATCCAAGTAGCCTCGTATTTCATATTAGCCGCAATTTTACCGATGTTCGGATTCTCTAATAATTTTTTCAACCGTTTGATATTTCGTTTATCTTCGGGAAACGGGACGGCGTAGGCGCTGTCCCAAGAATCACAAAAAGATATTGTTACGATTTTATGATTATTCTTGTCGTACGGCTTAAGTCCTGTTGTCTCGATATCGAAAGCAAGTAAATCAGGAGTTTCTTTATTTAGTTTCTTTAATATCTCTTCGGCGTCATCTAAAATAACGATAGATTCTTCTTCGTTTGTGTCTTTGGGGAAATCTGTTTCCACTTTTTCAAAAGCCTGTCTTAAATCATTATCCCAAATAACACTAACTTCGTTTTCTTCATCTTGGGACATGACAAAAGAAGGATCGAACGTAGGACAGACCCACGCCTGATAATCTCGATCAGGAATGTGCCACCCACGCCATTTTATGACTCCCCCCATATCTTTTTTCCATTTATGCCCAATAAGAGACGAAACCGCGCTGATACCATGAAGAATTATTACTTTTGGTTGATATTGCTTCACGGCGCTTAGAACTTTTTGGCGACAACAAGAAATTTGGTATTCCGTAGGATCATTAATTTGGCAATTTACCGCATGTAGACTAATACAATCCTCAAGCACATCGACTCCTAATTTTTTGTATTGGTGACGCAGCAAGCGTCCAGCAGAATCTTGCCAAGGAATTCCTTTTATATCATCGTTTTCGCTTACAGATTCTCCAATTATCATTATTTTTTTCTTAAACTCTCCATACGGTTTCATTTTTGGAGTATGCGCATTTTTATACAGCCCACAAGAAACACAAGAAAACATTCCTTTTTCAGACTTATAAAGAGTTCCAGTTTCTTCTTTTTCAAAAAAACCTTTCATAATTTCTTAAATTCTTTCGGCATTTCCATGACCAGTACCAACAAAAGAATTCACTCACTGCCTTCTTCATCTGCCATGATAGCGACTACATGCCGCCAATTTTCGCCAGTAAAACTAATTTTACCAGCTCCAATCACACAAGATTGTCCTTTAGAAAACACACCAAGCAAAAATTCAATACCAACCGAAAACGAAATAGTACCACCGTTATAATCGGCCTTAACTACGGCGGATTCTTCAAACCATCCATATTCGTTTTTAGACGTTATTTTGATTTTTCCTTTTTCATTGATAGAGACCACAACCATCGGGGTATCGTTAGCGCTTTTTGAAAACACAAAAGCTCTTTGCAAAATCTCTTCGATATTTTCAGGAAAACAAAAATCAATTCCTTCTGTATTAAAATGAATACTGGTATCAGGAAATTTATGGTCAAGAATCCGCGATGAGAACACAGTTCCGTCCTCAGTTTTAAAATGAATCCAACTTTCCCCAAGAGAAACTTTTGTGACATTATATTTGACAAGCGCACGAACTGAGGTCGCTGGAATAAGACAACTTTTTATAGATAACGCTTCACTAAAATCATAAGACACAATTTGACAAGAATCGGAAGCTTCCGCTCTATTATTAGTGATATGAACGCACGTGAGTGTTGGGCGACTCATATCATTGGCACAAATAGGATGACAAAATTTTAATGCTTCTATAAAATTCTTCGGGACAGCTTCCCAATCTCCTATTTCTCCGATTTCTTCAATCGGAAGTTTAGTTTCATTTTCAAATATTAATCCGGCTTTAGATTTTCCCGATTTGATAATGACTTGATTTTCCTCTTCCTTAATGTCGATTTCATCTTTTTTAATTCGATTCAAAAATTCATAAAGAGCAGTGGCTTTAATCGCTCCTTTAATCGCTAAATCCTTTACCGGATGAGAAATACTAATTTCATCATTATAAGTAACTACCCGATTCCCCATAAATGAAAAACTAGTTGCTTGTTCAATCAAATCGCGATTGGCTAAACCAGGGCGGACTTTTTCTAATGCGTTTTGTAGTTCCGTTTTGTTAATCTTCAATTGTTTTCTCCTTTAGTGATTATTTTTTCATTATTCATTGCTTCTCCCCTTAAATTGATATCTAGTATGTGAGACTTTTACAACCACGCCAAGCGCAATAAGCGCTCCCCGACTAATTAACCATTCAATTTCAGCTCCTTGAGAACTCTTATCTTTAGTGGCTCTTTCATAGATCATATGAGACCGTGCCACGATGTCCCGAGTAGTAAATATCTGTCCTTTTGTATTTTTTAACGCCTGAGCCAATGCTTGAGGACGTGTTATTTTTTTAGTCCGTCTCTTTTCCTTAGCTTCTTCTTTTGCTTGTTCTATAATTTCTTTTGCGCGTAATTCGGCTTCTGTTTTTTCTTCTTTTTTATTCGTCTCTTTAGGAAAATCTTCTTGTGTTTCTTCGTGCCTAGGAGTTACTAAATTGTCCTTAAGTCCTGAAATAATATGCGTACTATCTAATGGAGTGGGAAGTTCTTCATTAGGAACGCCATGCTCCTTAGTTTCTTCTTGTTCTTTTTCTAATGGTTCATTAATTAATTGGGATAATAATTGATCCACTATTTCTTTTGTTTCTTTAGAAATAGCATCTTCTGGTTCAAGCAGCTCGGATGCTTGTATTATCAAGGACTTAAGAACTTTAAGTCGTTGGCGCACATTGATAGGAGGATCTAATCCTAAGACTTCATTTAATTCTTCTGCTGTTGCGGAAAGTGTTTTTCTATTCATCTTATCTATTCTATCCATTTATTTATGAAAAATTCCAACAGGGGCACGCGTTTCTCTTCCTGGCATATCTGCTTCTATCCATTCATCAATAGTCTTCTGCATTTTGTCTTTAAAAACGCGCACATCATGCGCAGACGCCATAAGCGCATATGGACCGAGCATCCCAACAAGTAGTTTTCTCCAATTTTCTATCTGCGTTGAAGTTAATTCATTATCATTTTTCATAACGGTGTCCCTTAATGTTATTTACTATATTATACAAATTAACATTATTTTAAATAGAAATTAAATAGAAAATAAATCAAAAACTAGAGATAACTTTCTAAAAATGGGCGACCCGATGCTAAATCTTGTAATACTTTGACATCATTATCATTAGAAAATCCACCTTCCCGAACCACAATTTCATTTATCCGCATAATCCCCAAACTTTTTTCATGTCCTTGAGGATCTTGATTAAGTCCGAATTGCGCGGTGACGTGTGCTAATTTCCGCTTATCCTCACTAAAATTGGACATGGACAAACGTCGTTTTAAATAACTATCGGAATCTGCTTGTGTCGCGGTGGCCAGCATCACATGGCGTTCTTGTGACAACGCTCTTAAATTTTTCCAGACGTGATCTTGTCGATGGCGAAATTCAGAAACCTTAGCGTCGTCCGCAGACAATAAATCGGCATAATCAACAAAAATACAATCAGGAACAAACCCATCTCGGCGCTCCCAATCATCCAAACACCGCCTCATTTCCGACACGGTTAAAAATCCAGACGGATATGTCGTCAGCTTAAATCGCCTTCTATATTTTTTGAAAAAAGCATGGAGTTGCTTTTTTGCATGCTCTGCTGTTAATGGTGTTGTTTTCCTTACTTTTTGTATCCATACAGTTCCTTTTCTTTTTTGACATCCATGACTGTCGCATGGTTCATAATCAGGAAATTGTTCATATTTCTCTTGTAGTGTTTCCATGGTCACGTATTGATCGAATTGATCTAAAAATAAAGCTAAATTAATATTTTCAAATATTCCGTGGTCGCAATTTCGATCTCCTCTATTACAATTATCAATTTGGTTATGAACACAATCGCCGATTGGCTTGAATCTTGCTTGGCAATATTGTTCCTGGTCAGATTTCCTAGAAATATACATACAGATTCGTCTCAATATTTGACTTTCTGTCATATCCCCAGCTTCAAAAAAAGCCACGTTAGATTTTTGACGAACCGCACGCATGGCCATTTCCATCAACCAAAACGATTTCCCTCGTTTTTCGCATCCAAGAAAGCTGACGAAACCCCCCCGAATTAAATGAGGATTCCACATTTCCCCCAATGCCCCTGGATACGAAACAACTCGTTGATGCGTCTCGTTAAAGGCGCTCTCTACACGCAATAACGCCGCATCACTAGATAACTCAAGCCCGGTATCAGTATCTTCAAGAATAGTCGGGGAATAAGACTGTGCTAATTTTTCTGCTTCATCAATTTCTCCATTATCTAACAATGCCTGGATTGATCGATTGTGTTTTTCTAACTCTTGGGCTTTAAAATATCGTATTGTTTGGTCATATAAATAAGACGAATTAAACTGCTCATCTCGTCCATATTCATCGCTGAGTCCTTGCAATATCATTTCAATATACTGAGCATCGTCTTTATTCATTCCAGATTTTAATTTTTCCATGTATATTGATTCAATATTAGCATCCGGGGGCTTGTTGTATTTTTGAAAATACGATATACACCAACCGGCTATCATAGTTAGTTCGGGTGAATCTAATAATATTGGATTCCATACGCGTTGGATTCGAGAATGAAAATCGCCACTGATTATTAATCCTGTGATTATTCGTCGTTCAATAAAAGACTCGTCTGTTTTAATCTCTTCCCCATCTCCTTAAAACTGTCGTTAGGATAGTATCCCCGGAACGCTTGAGCTATTTTAAGAGCTATCTCTTTCGACCTTACCTCTGTTTCACGAAGATGACCATCCCTTGACTGTCTAACGTAGTAAGTTGTCTCCATCGTCCTCAATCCTTCCCGCCGGTTATCCGGCTAATCCATCCATATCCACCCGATTTGGCAATATGTATCGTCTTTGTGTGCGTACTCTATTTGTATTCAATCAGTTCCGGCAAACTTTATTCCAGTGTCGCTAAATGCCCCAATCGCTAAATCTTCGTCCATGGGCACTCTCACGACGTCGTTAAAATCTCCCGCGGCACACATTTCGCGAAGTATATTCGAGTCCACAAATCCCGGCCCGGCGCTTCCACTACCATAATCCGTATAGACGATTCCGAGATTGTCGTCCGCAATCTCGTTCAGCCTAGCCTTGATTTGTTCTGTGTTCATCTCAATCAATCCTTTCGTTTCCGTCCTGCCTTACAATATATATAATATACCCTATATATCGGATAGTCAAGTAATATTTTAAATATTTTTTTATACTATTTCGTGCATGATCACAAATATGATCGTCCGGTCATCGGATCACGTTCTTGTGAATCCGCTTTTGCTTGATGTCTTCTGAATTTAGAAAATAACCGGGAATCAACACCAAGCATTGATGGCTGGTAATCATTTATCCAGGTTTGCGCATCCAGCCATTTGACATAATCAATCACTAATTGGATTGAGCCGGGCAAAAGTTGGCGGATATTTGGACGAAGTTTATTCTGTTCTGTAGTAATTTTGATTTCTAAATCAATTAGCGCCTCCGCTAATTGGGATGAGTCTAGTTGAAATACTTCTTTTGCAAGTATGTAGCACTTATCATAAAAAATAGAGTCGAGTTCTTTGTTGGAATATTCTTGTTTTATCAATTCTTTGGGATCAACTAGATTTTCACGAATGGAAGGTTGTTTGTTGTCATATTTTCCCTCTAACACTTTTGTCATGTTCGCTTCTTTCAACAACCAATCAAAATCACATTTGGTCCAAGCCTTACTTTTTCCAGATAAGAAATCACTTTTTTCTGTTTTTATAAATAATTCTTTAAAAATGGATAATTGATAGTCATATTGTTTCCACCTTGCTTTTATTGTTGTTTTTCTTTGTTCAGATAATATTTTTACTTTTGGTAGAGATGGACAATATTTATGAAATGATTTTTTAATTTTTTCATATGGGCAATTTACTTCATTAGATTGATTCTGTTCATTATCTGAATTTTCACTAATAATATTATTAGTATCCTTATATTTGTTATCCTTATATTTGTTATCCTTATATTTGTTATCCTTAATATTCCTTACGGTTTCGTCACCATTATTCCTTACGGTTTCGTCACCATTATTCCTTACGGTTTCGTCACCATTATTCCTTACGGTTTCGTCACCATTATTCCTTACGGTTTCGTCAGGATTGGGATTTAAAAATTTGGATATCAGTTTATTTATGTCTAAGATATAAAATTCTTTTGGCGGGACGCCTCTCATTTTTGTATTAAGTATTCCCAAATCTTTGAGTGTTTTTTTATGTTTTCTTATTCGGCGTTCTGTGATTCCTATTTGCACGCATTGGTCTGAGTGCGTGAGGAAAAAAGACATGTCTGTGTCCAATTTTCCATGTTTTTGAAAATATTTATATTTGTCTACTAGGTTACTGATATATCCAGCCAATTCTAATCCGAAATGAGAAGCTAGCTTTTTATTTATCATCAGGAATCCGTCCGCGCTTAATGCTTCTAATGCCAGCGTTTGTTTTTGTTTGTCTATTGTTGGGGATTGTTTTTGGTTTTTTTTTGTTTCTTGGAAGTTATTTTCCTTATTTGTCATGATGTTGTTTCTCTATATGCGTCAATGTTTGCTTTACGATTTTTGTTTTCGGGGAGATGACGATAGATTAGTTTTGCTGTTTTTTCTTCTTCTCCATCCCAACGGAATATAGATAATGTAGTCGCCCCAAACGCCCCACCCTCATTTAATTGTCGATAATTAATAATTCCTGATTTTTGTAATGCGTGTAGATATGGGCGAATTGTATCGGGGTGTGTTCCCGCATAAGCAGCGACTGTTTTTGTGAAATTCCATATGTGTCCGTCTTCTTTATTGAGTTCGCATAATGCAAGGTAGGTGGATCGAAGATTTTTATAATGCGTGTTATTGAAATTTCGTTTAAAAAAATCAAGCGTTTGGTCATCTACTTGAAAAACCATATTTGTCCTTTCTTTTGCTGGGGGTACCGTTATCGGTATATCACGATTATATATTAATTTTTAGGAAAAAAAAAACAACGCCCGCGACTACTTCTATGTCGCAGTGTCCGACCAAAGAGTGCAACAAAAATAGAAATAAGGAACTCACAGTCGCGGGCGATGTTGGCGTAAATAGTTTCCTTTTTTATATTTTTGTTTTTGGCCGAACATAAAGTAAATATATATTAATTTTTTAAAAAATCTAGTATTTTTATGGAATAATATATTAAAATATCTTATGTCATGACACCAGCTACGCAACATACGTGGATTGCCGCCGGAAGGCCCGGTCACCCTTATGACGAGGAGGGGGCAAGCGGCGTATGCTCTGTTTGTGCCGCTCCTACATCTAGTGGCGTTCCTCTAAAAAAAATCGAAACCGCTAATATGGCAAATCATGCCGATTTTTTCCGCTTCGGAAAACATGTTTGCCCTGCTTGTGCGTGGCTTTTTGCCGTCGGAAAATCCAGACCGGGAAACTATATTGCTTATGGCGATAAGCTGGAATATGTGGTTATTAGCCATGATTCAGTGGTCGAAGACAAGCGCCCGTGGCTTGATGTTCTTAAGGAAATCACAACACTGCCCTCCGATACTCCTATTGCTGGGGTCATGACAACCGACGTTAAACGGCGTTTATGGCCGTTGGCAAGGTTGGCGACAGTGGAGAAATTCGGTCTATATTTGCACGTCAATGACTACGACGTTTCAGAGTGGCGAGTGTTTGATTTGAAAGACTGCTTGATAATGGCGGAAATGATGATTGATGCACTTGGTGCAGGATTTGCTAAAGCCAGTTTATATCACGGCCTTTTACGAGATCATGGACGTACTGCAAAAACCCCATATCAAGTCGCTATGTGGGAACGCAAACTTGTTGAATTTCGCAAATCCCCCGCGTTTTTACCGGCGCTTATTGTCGCCGGAATAAAAAAAGTCAATGTTTGATTTATTTTCTAAATTAAATGATTTTGGTTTGTATAATAATATAGATAAGATATAGAAGGAAAAGGAAGGAAAAGAAAATGCTAAAGGAGCTGATGGAATCATTAACGCCAGCCCAAAATGCCGGAATAAATCTATTAAAGTTATCTCTAAATTGTTTCAATAGCAAAGATGGTACAGGGATATTTACCGGCCCTGAGCGCTACAATGTGCTTGCCGGAAGGGTCGAAATAGTAGCTGTTCAGGCGGAAAACCTTCCGCGATTCTGGGCGCTGTTACTTAGGCGCATGAATTGGCCGGTGCCCCCAAAATGGGCAGACGAAAAAATTGTCGAGGCCATATCGGCTCCCGATGGGGTTGGCGTTCTCCGAGTTTTGGCGACCGAAACGGCGAGCTGTATAACTTTGGCGAGAATGCTCCATGACGAGGAGAAGAAGGACAGGAAAGCGCGTAACGTCGATATGAGCGATGTTGACGAGGGGGAGACTTGTGCAATACACAATACTTTTGCAGGCCATAACACCAATATCCCACGGTGATACAGTGACTGGCGTGGACAATCAAACTAACGTTCGCATATTCATGCGGCAGGGAATGCTTGTAAATGGAAAACCGGGACGAGTGCCGTCTATTTCAGAGAACGCGCTTAGATCGATAATTTTCCGGGAAACGCTTCATGACGATCTTTTGAAATCGCTCGGAATCGGACACGGAGAGCTTCCGCAATCGGTCATGAATTTGCTTTTTTCCGGGGGGAACATGGCCGCTGGGAGTAAGGCTCCGGGAAACGAGATTGCGCTAGGGCATCAAGTGAAAAACTTATATTCGTCGCTCGATCTATTAGGCGGCGCGGTAGACGGATTCATATTACCTCGTTCACGACTAAGGCTGGCAGCCTGGCTAGTGGCCCGCGAATATGCCCCAATGCTTGAACATGTGTCCCCGGAGCTGGTCGAGGAGGCCAAAACCGTCAGTGCCTATGATTTGTTGACCGAGGAAACGCGCACACGCGGAACCGGCGGCGAATCGGCGGGAAACCAAATGCTATACACCTATGAAACCATTGCCTCCGGCGCGAAGCTCCTTGTTGAGGCAACACTCGATCCCCATACACCAGAGCCGACAAAGGCCACTCTTGCCCACGCGATCAGTAATTGGGACGGCTATTTTGGCGGTCAGGCAAGGCAGGGACGCGGGCGCATGGCTGTCGTCAACCAGGATTTGCCGTCAGCCGATGCCTATATTGACCATGTGTCTGCTAATCGGGACGCCATGCGCGCAGGACTGATTGCCGGTACACTAGGCACGGAACGGGTATTATGTTCCCAGTAGATTGGGGGAAACTTCACCCCCTTCCGAGAGTCGCCAATAAGCACCATAGGGAAAACCGCGAAACGCACACATGGCAGGGCAGGCGGGATTATTTTGCATCTCTTGAAAAAACGCCTCTTGTCGTTGCCGCTGAACTCGTGACACCTATTATCCATGCCGAGCGCGGACTAACACACCTTGATTCGATTTTAGCGTTTGCCGTAATGACGGCCCATCCTGCGCCAAGCAATTTCGACGATGCGGCAACTTTTCCTTTGCCGCTCAAAATGGCATGGATTAGCGATGAAGGGTTGCCGCTATGGGCTTGTTCGCCGCTTATGGCGCTCTCAGAGCCGCATGAGTTCCGAGAATATTGGCACAAACGATATCCATCTCACCGGGCAGAGTTCGGACACAAACTTAGCGCGAACTCACGAGCCGGTCGATACAAGGAATATCGAACACCTGTCGTAGCGTCTCAGGTCGGGAAGCTTCACGCGCTAAGCATTGGTCATGCCGAAGAAATAGAAAAATTACTTTCCGTCGTAACACACATCGGGAAAAAGGGGAGCATGGGTTACGGCCGGGTGGCTAAATGGAGCGTGACACCTGCCGATCACTCGTTAGATGACGTGCTATCTCTTCGCACTGTGCCGGTCGAATATTACGCCGGGAAGACACCAAAAGGAATATTGTCCCCACTTCGAGGATGGACACCGCCGTATTGGTATGCCCCTTGGTGGCGTGCGTGTATGGTGCCGAAGATATGATACGAATTGGACTTAGTTCTCAAGAAAAACAAAAAGAGCTTAGCAAATATTTAGAAAGCCATGGAATAGATAAAATATTTTGCTTTTATCATAAAAACTGCCCTATTACGTTTAAGGTTGGCTGTTCCATAGAATATATCGAATATTCTAATATTGTAATGTATAAATACTTTTATCGTCTCTTGGAGGAAATTGGAGAAACCAGCTTAATTGTGCTTGATGGGTGCATGAGGACGCAGAACCGAAATGATCTTACCTATAATTGTGTTCACCATTATTGCAATCAGACATCACATAAGATTATTTTTGAGTTCTTTCCAATTATCGACAACAAAGATGATTTCATGATTTTATTAGATTTTGAGGACAAGACAAAATATAAGAGCAAGTTATTTGATTATGTTTTTCTTCAAACAGAAAATATCAAAATAAAACCGTTTAGGATGCATTTACAAGTAATTAATGTTATGACTTCACGTCATGATTTGAAGCGATATAAGAAAAAGAGAGATCAGTTATTTGCTGATCTAGGTGAAAAAGATCCTAACACGATTCCCCGTGCATTACAGCTTCTTGCTGGCGACATTAAAAAGAACGCCTTGAATGATATTGATGTTTACGTTGCTCGGAATAAAAGAATTAAGCTAGATAATGTGAGAACATATGAGGAAATCTCTGGTAAGGGTGATTTTACGATAATTGATATGCACTACCGGCGATTAAATTTTAATGATTTTTTGAAAGCCGCTCAATTAAGTAAACTTAGGTATTTAAGCACAACGCTCCCGATTGATACCGTGTTGGCGTCTGAATTTATGAAGTGGAAAGCGAGAGTAGATGCAATTTATGTTCAGGCAAATCTATATAAATAAAACTGTTCTCGATGCGACAAGAGAACGCATGTCCTATATATTTGACGAGTTCGAGAATATCATTGTGTCTATTAGCGGTGGCAAGGATAGTACTGTGCTTGCTCATCTGGCGCTCTCCGAAGCCCGCCGACGGCGTCGCAAAATTGGGTTGTTCTTTCTTGATGAGGAAGTGGTTTACGAAAGCACAATTCGGCAGGTTGAGTATCTTATGGATATGTCTCCGGAGAATACGATAAAGCTGTGGCATCAGATTGAGTTTAACTTAACTAATGCGACAAGTCTTACTGAAAGCCAGTTGAAGTGTTGGGAAGTAGGCAAGCACAAGATATGGATGCGTCCTAAAAAATCATTTGCTATACAACATAAGCCGTGGTCCTCAGAGCATGATACCATACGGAACAAGAACAAGGGGTTTGGGTTTTACGATGTTCTTGATAATTTTCAGAATTCAAGGCAAGACACCGCATTTATGGTCGGTCTTCGTGCAACTGAGAGTATGAATAGATGGCGGGCGGTTTCTAAAAATCCAGGATATAAAGATGTGTTTTGGTGTACCAAGCACCCCACTGGTAGTAACTATTCATTTTATCCTATTTATGACTGGAATTATCATGATATCTGGAAGTATATTTATGATAACAAGGTGCGATATTCCAAAATCTATGACTGCATGCATAAGAAGGGGCTTGGTATAAACGAGATTCGCGTATCAAGCCTCATTCATGAGAAGTCGTTTAGCGCACTGGTAGAATTGCCGGAGTTCGAGCCAAAAACATACGATCGCCTACTCAGGCGGATTAAGGGTATCAGTGTAGGCAATCTTTATGGGAAAGATAACAGGATGTTTCGCGTGCGTAAGCTACCGAAGGGCTTTGCGGCATGGCGGGAATATCGTGACTTTCTTTTAGCCACTTATCCGGACACAGAGAAGAAATCAATTTTCGAGAAACGGTTCGGTAGTCATTTAGACAATAACTATGTGGCGAGGCAGCAGTGCCGGCAGCTGGTTTTGAATGATTATGAAAACAACCTGCCAGTCAGCAATATGCCTGACCCACGAGATGTGTTAATTCAGAAATGGAGGAGCTTATTATGATAATTGAAACTAAAAAGGGGATTATAAGTTTGCCGTGCTTGGATGTGAGGATTGTGGATATTGACCAGGTGCAAGCTAACACATATAACCCCAATTCAGTGGCATCGAATAATATGGAATTACTCGAAGAGTCGATTGTAGCAAATGGTTTTTGTTTTGCCGTGGTTACTATCTGGGACTCCGATATTGAGAAGTATATAATCATTGATGGGTTCCATCGCTACTTGATTCTTAGGGATTATTTTGAGGCGAAGCAGATTCCTATTATTGTTTTGGGACATGACATTAGTCAGCGTATGGCGGCAACAGTGCAATTTAATCGTGCTAGGGGGGTTCATCAGGTAGAGCTTATGGGGGACTTGGTTCGGGCTTTAATTGAGCAAGGCGTTGACGATAATGCTATATCCCAGCAATTAGGGATGGAATTAGAGGAGGTTTTCCGGTTAAAGCAGATTACTGGGATTGCTGAGCTGTTTAAAAAACAGACATATTCTAAAGCTTGGGAAATGTCTGAGGTAGATGAATTTGTCTAGGTGGAACTACGGAAATGCCTATCGGCGACATCCTATAGAAGAAGGAAGTGTTGTCATTTATAAGGACGGAAGCGCACTTAAGGTACACGATATTTTTAAGCCCCTCCCTGATTTCATGTTTGGTGCGGATATACTATTTATTGATCCTCCTTGGAATCTGGGAAATTTAAACTGTTTTTACACTAAGGCGGAGCAAATGGAACGCCATAATAGTTTTGAAAGTTTTTACAAGCGTTTATTTAAGTGCATCTCCGAGATTGGCGCAAGAACAGCTTATGTCGAGGTGGGTAAAGAGTATTTGGCTGAGTTTATCCTTGAAATGAAGGGGCTGTATAAGCATGTCATCTTTTATAACACCATGTACTATCATAAAAAAACTAATTTTTGCTATGTTGTGCGGGGAAGTGCTAAAAGACAAAAAACACCTCTCGATGGTCTTGATGAAGAAGACGTGATTAAATGGGTGTGCGCATATGAAGACTATAGTTGTATCGGTGACTTGTGTATGGGGCGGGGACTGGTTGCCATAAACGCACATAAAAATGGACAGCGGTTTGTGGGCACCGAGCTTAATCACAAGAGACTTTCCGTTGTTTTGGAACGACTCCCTGATTATCATATATTAGAGGCTCCCACTGAAAGCGCTTGAGAGAGCGTCTTATTTGGCGCAATATAAGTATTCCAAAACTAAGTGGCTTATTGAACAGACGCACATTCTAATAGCGGGCCATCTTGACTATGCCGTATCTACTTCATGGGGAAAAGATTCTGTTGTGTTGCTCCACCTCGCCGCGAGTATTAATCCCAAAATAAACATAATTAATGCACGTTACCCTAATCTGGCTGAAAGATTTTCGGACATGGATAGGGTTCGTGATTTGGTTTTGGCTCGTCCCGATATGGCAAAGGCAAATTATATCGAAGTGCGTACCCCAGGAGAATGGGAGATGTATGAACGAGCAGGTGGGGGATTTTCGCAAGCGGAAACAAAAGAACAGCGGGATGCTGTCAAATGGTGGAAGCAGGAATTTGAAAAAAACATGAGCATGACATTACGTGACTTGGGTTGTTCTGGTGTTTTTTTGGGATTGCGATCAGATGAATCCTATGCTAGAAGAATGAATGCGATAACTCATGGCGTAGATTATACACGCAAAGATGGAACAAGCATCTGTTTGCCTATGTCTAGTTGGAAGGGCGCGGAAATATGGTCATATCTTGTGACGAATGATTTGCCGTGGTTACGAATTTACGATGATGCTTACTGTGGTCGTGAAAGCGCTAGATCGGGGTTTGTTTTTGCGACCGGAGGGGCGGGGGCCATTAGGAGACATGGCGTTTGGGAGGACTGGAAGCGTGTATATTCGGACGAATACAATGCGTGGATGAAAAGATTTCCCGAACTCGACAGATAACATGCCGAACATAAAGTAAATATATATTAATTTTTTAAAAAATCTAGTATTTTTACGAACTAATACATTACTATATTTATTAATGCGGGACAGTTCCCAGTAACTGACGGGATTTATTGAAGCAAAGGGGAAAGATATGGCGTATCCACAAATATCGGAGAATTGGCAGCGAGCGCTAAAGCTGCTCGGTGTTTATGACGGAGCGATCGACGGAGTTCGTGGCCCGAAAACCAACGCGGCGATCAACAAGATCGCGCTTTGGCAAACAGCCTTGAAGGAACACGGTTTTGACCCCGGCGCGATCGACGGATGGCCGGGCGATAACACCTACAAGGCCATGCAGCAATGCCGAGATTGGCAGAGCTGGTTGAACCAGAACAGTTTCCGCGCGGGATCGATCGACAGCTATCCGGGAACGCTGACCGAGGCAGCTATTAAGCGGTTTCAGGTCGTGGCCGGAATCGGCGCAGACGGAGTTGTGGGCCCGGCGACAATCGCGGCCCGGCAAATCTGGCCGACAAGACCGGCGGTCACTGTACCGACAAACGAGGGCGCGAAGGACAAACTTCGACGCCTGGCGCTGGCGCAAGTCGGAAAACCCTATGTATGGGGCGCGATTGTTAGCGGCTCAGACCCCAACCCGAAAAGCTTTGATTGCTCGGAGCTGGTCGAATGGCTCTATCGGCAATGCTACAGCCGCGATGTCGGAGATTGGACGGTGGCTCAAGAGGCGGCTTTTACGACCGCGCTCACAGAGCCTACCGAAATCGGCGACGTGTTTTTCATGGGCCCGAAAGGTCGCTCTTGGCACGTCGGGATTTATGTCGGAAACGGGCAGGTCGTTGAGTCCCGCGGACGCGCCTATGGCGTTGTTTTGACGACGGTCGCGGCGATTAACAAGCGCGGCGGATGGTGGCGACGGTTGGCATAATCGTCGCAAATTATTCCCAAAACTATTCCTGAATTTTATTCCACTCTCAAACGAATAGAGGTGAAACAATGTCGTATTACCTGAAAAACAAATGTATCGAATGCAAGCAACAGCAGCCCTGCCGCGACGCCGCTGTACTCCAAGGCGCAATCACCATCATCCACAACCTAGGGGATGCTCACCGTGGCAGCGGTACGGTCGATCTGGATTGCGGGCGATTTGAGGCCAAAGACCAGCCGAAAGATGGCAATTAGTCGCTCAAGCATCATTAAATTATCCCTGGTCATGCGCGTTTCCAGGGGTCAGTTTGCTAATTTGCGCAAGCTGAAAGGAGGTGGAGTCCCATGAAAAAGCTACTTGGTGTCACGTATCTATTGCTACTGGTCTTAGCGGTTGTCACCAGCGCGGTCATTGCCGTGATCGTACAGACGGTGGCGACGCTGCCAGACCCTGGCGGCGGACTTGCTTACGGCGTCGTTCTTGCCGCGTTGGCCTGCGGTATCTTCTACTCATCTAAATCTGCCATGACGGCCACGTTCGGGAGAGCCGGACCTCTTATAACTTATTAAAACGCAGAAAAAAGCCCCGTCTCTTGGAGTAATCCTTGAGGCGGGGCTTTTTTTATTGCCCAAAATCTAAAACCTTTTTTGAATAATTTTTGCTTTAACCAGTCTACCTGCGGTTTTACTAAGAAAAAACTTTTCATAAACACTTTACAATGCCACCCAATGGGGTATACTTACTATTGTAAGGCAGGACGAAACGAAGGGATTGAGGAAAATGAGACAAGTAAATTTGACGGAAAAATTAAACCTAAACT